TCGAAGCCAGTTAAGAGGGGTGGCTGATCTGAAGTTCTTCATGTTCAGACTGGCTAGGCTATACGCTTAAAAGAAAGCTTGCCAACCCGGAAAATCCGCTGACCCAGAATTTGACCCATAAAATAGGGTGCCCGTATTTGTTCTGGCTTTATCTCTAAAAAAACAGAAAGCCGCTAATTATTAGCGACTTATCCTTTACAGTGTCGGAATGAGGCGAGCTATTGACACATTTTGCTTCCACTAATAGGCTGATTAATAATATGGATAATCTCTCTTTTTTCATACTTCTGTCCCGATTACGTCCCAGTATTTAGGCGTAAAAAGGTCTAGCCTTTAATTCTATCATAACTACAATATTATTTATTCATTAATACTTGAATTAGCCTCTCTTTTTCTTTGAGTAACTGTTTCAGATGCTCTATTTCTTTATCTTTGTCTGCTATAACTCCAGCGGTAGCATTACCATATATAGAGGCTGCACTCCCATCGCCAACGACTGATTGGTTGAGCTGACAATTTTCATCATCAAACCAATATGAAATGGGTATATTTAATATTTTAGATATTGCCTCCAATTTAGCGGCATCAATACTTTCTTGGGATTTCCATTTAGTTATAGTAACCGCAGTTACCCCCATTCTATCAGCAAAATCCTTTTGAATAATTCTTTTTTTTCTAAATAATTCATCTAATTGATTTCCAAAGTGTTTCATATTTATAATTAAAATGATAGGAAATTAATTATTAAAGCGTTTGGAAATTAATTTCCTTAAATTTATATTTGCATTATAAATCTACAAAACAATATTCAATATTTAATTAAATATGGAAGAAAAAAAGAAGAAAAAAACAATGGATGGCATGGCATTACGAACCTATTTGCGCAGTTTACCAGTATGTGAATCATCTGAGATGGCTAAAAGGCTCGCTGATGAATGCAAGGTGCCGATTTATACGTTTAATAATTGGCGGAGTGGTTGGGTACGAATACCTGAACTAGCGAAGGATAAGATAGAAGAAGTGGCTGGAGTGAAAATATTTGAGCGTGAATAACTTGTAGTAGAAATTAATAAATGTGATAAACTTAAATTGTGAATGATATGAAAGTAATACTATTAGTAGGAGCTCCTCGGTGTGGAAAAACTCAGTTGGCACTTCAAATGTGCGAAAACAAGCGTAGTGTTTTTTATGATGTCAGATCATCAAGTCTTAAAAGTTTCTTGGAACATATTGATACAAATGTTGATGTAATGGTGTTTGATGACATCCCGGAATGGCAGTTACAGTATTACGAGGCGTTGGTCAGAGGGGATTATTTTCAAGGTGATTTTACTGTTGTTCTGACAACAAATTATTTTCCGGAATGGGTGACAAAATATCCTGATGTATTGGTGTTGGACGAGATTGGTATAAAGAAGAATGGATCGTCTGTTATTGCTAAAGTAAGAAATTATGAAAAGTGCTAAAATAGAAATGAATAAAGGATTGCTTGAGGCATGGCTTGAAGCAGTCCACGAGAACGGTCTTCCTGTCAATATTCAAACAGGAAGGGAATACAATGATTGTAATGGTGACCGGACAGTGGAGGTGCTTATGGAGTATGACGAAAGTGACAAGATGCTTGTTATGGGGGCTTTGAATGCTACGATTAATGAGTGGGCTGGTCTAGTTTGATTCGAAACAGATAAATTATGAATAATGACAGACAGAAGATATTAACTGATTATATTTCTTACTTATTCGCAACAGGCAGGACTTATGATACTGTCGGGAAATATATCAAGCATGTCACGGATTTTTTAGAAATGACCAAAGAAGTGAACCGCCGTGGTTATTTGAATTACAAGCGTGAAAATGCAGATGTCATGGTGCGTCATTCATTAATGTGCTCAGCTATATGCGATCTATTATCCTTTCTCAACATCGGATATGGAAAAAGGGAAAAGACGGTGAAACCTTTGGAAAAACTTGATGTCATTTCGGAGAAGAACAAGAAACAACTTCATGATTTCATTATATGGCTGACTGACAACAATGATTACTCTTCTCATACAGTTGATGTATATTACACATCCATAAAGAAGTATTTCGAATACGCCAATGAGGTAAACATGGATAATTGCAGGAGGTTTATAAAAAGTCTTGAAGAAGAAAAATTATCTCCCGCTACCATCCGGTTGCGGATTACAGCAATCGAAAGATTTTCTAAATGGCTGAAGAAGCCTATAGAACTGAAGCGTCCTAAAATAAAGCGCAAGCTTGATGTGAACAATGTGCCGACCGAAGAGGAATATAACCGGCTGTTGGAATATCTCAAGGGAAAAAACAATAAGGATTACTACTTTTTTATCAAGGTATTGGGTACAACGGGCGCCCGTCTGTCGGAATTTCAACGATTTACATGGGAGGATATAATTAGTGGTGAGGTTACATTGAAAGGTAAAGGTAACAAGTACAGACGTTTTTTCTTCCAAAAGCAATTGCAGCAGGAAGCGAAGGTTTACGCTAAGGAATATGGTAAGACCGGGATTTTTGCGGTAGGGAGATTCGGCCCGATCACACAGCGTGGCTTTTCCCAGCACTTGAAAGCATGGGGGAAACATTGCGGCATTGATTTAAAGAAGATGCACGCGCATGCCTTCCGACATTTTTTCGCTAAAATGTTCCTGAAAAAAAACAAAGATGTTATTCAACTGGCCGATCTTCTCGGTCATGGAAGTGTAGACACAACAAGAATTTATTTACAGAAAAGTTATGACGAACAAAAAAAAGATTTTAATCGAAACGTTACATGGTAGTGTTGCGCAGCTCAATGAACTGTCATCCATGACCGAAGGGGTAGACATCTATGACAATACCGGGCATGTTGACACCGATTTCTTGATCGAAGCGATATCTTGCGTCAGTGCCTTCATGGACGCAAGCAACATAGTTGTAGAAAAAATATCTTCACTGTTAGCGCCGGATGTTCCGATAGCTGAAAAGAAAAAGCAGGCTGACGAAGGCAAAAAATGGAGTGTGGAAGAGATATTGAAACATTGTACTCTTGAGGACGGTGTTCTGAAACTTCCTCAAGTTCAATTTAACAAAAAGTCTTATGCTGAAGCAAAGAAGTGGATAGAAGAAGCCGGAGGCTCATGGCAAGGTGGGAAGATACAGGGTTTCACATTTCCGTTTAATCCGGAACGTGTGTTTCCCATTTTGAAAGAAGGTAAGCGGTGTAACCTTCAACAGGAATACCAGTTTTTTGAGACTCCGGCCGATGTTGCCGACTGGCTGGTTATGCTTGCCGGAGGGATACATGAGGATGATACGGTACTGGAGCCGAGTGCCGGACGTGGCGCGCTTATTAAAGCAATCCACCGAGCTTGTCCTTCTGTAATGGTTGAATGTTATGAACTGATGCCAGAAAACAGAGAATTTCTTCACACCCTTAACAACGTAATATTGCTTGATGAAGATTTTACCAAATACAGTGTAGGTAGTTACACTAAGATTATTGCAAATCCTCCGTTTTCCGGTAATCAGGATATAGAGCATGTCAGGCTTATGTATGAACGCTTGGAAGAAGGCGGCACGCTTGCAGCAATAACCAGCCAACACTGGAAATTCGCTTCGGAAAAGAAATGTATTGATTTCCGCAACTGGCTGAAAGAAGTACATGGAGAAGTGTTTGAAATCAGCGCAGGCGAGTTTAAAGAGAGTGGCACTTCTATTAGTACAATGGCGGTAGTTATAAAAAATAATTCAAAATGAATTAGATATGAGTAAAAAAAGAACAATGCAAATAGACGCAATTGAGGAAGTAAAAGGAACTCAATTCATGCAATGCAAACTGTATATAGATGGCAATGCGAGTGTTATTCTTATGAATAAAATCGATTATGAAAGGCTGAAAGAAGAAGGAATCTTCATAAGAGATGGCAAAAGTCAAGATTCAGCCGGAGTGTTGAATACAACCAATACTTTCATTGAAAAAAATTAATACTCAAAAAATTTAAAAATGAATGGAATCCACCTGTGTGAAAGATGTAAATATTGCACGCATTCACCCAATTTATTTCAGCCATATTATTGGTGTTCGTGGTATGGGAAAGAAGTAAAAACACCGATTAACAGATGTGATAAAATAACCCTCAAAACGGAACAGATATGAGTTACATAGATAGCACAAGAAAATCGTATTCATCTCCATACGAGATAACGGTCTGTATGACCAAAGAGGAATGTAAGATATTGCTTCCGTTCTTTCAGAAAGCATATA